TTTAAAATTGTACATTTCATTTTACCACCATCCCATTATATGTCCATTACCTAATATAATCATAAGACACGTTGCAATATGCAATAATACCCAAAATGTTCTAACAATCAACATTTGTTTATCGTATGGTTTTGTCTTATCATCTGAATATGACCCTAATGCATATTGCCATATTTTAAGTAATTCTCTCATTTTCTTTTACCTGGTTTATTTGTTCTGTAATCTATTCTGCCTTTTCTTTTAGCAACGTGTTTAGTTTTTCTTTTTTGTCTTCGTTGCTCTGTAACAACTTTTCTTTCTACCATTTCAGGCGTTTCAGGAAAATCTATAATTTTATCATCTAATAAATTATTGATTCTCCTTCGCACCCAATCGATATATTTCATCTTATTCGTGTTCACCGCCTGGATCTTGAGGATCTAATGGCACTTTATATGCATCACCTTTTTTATCTCTGTAGATTGTATACATTCTACCTCGACCGTGTGAGTGATATCCGTCTTTTCTCCATTGAAAAGCATTCGGTTTGTATTCAGCAACTTTAAACGTACCAACAGTAATAACAACTGCGGCAACTAAAAGCATATGAACTATGGCGCTAATACCAAATGCCATAATACTATCTGCTATAGCAATAGCAAATACACTTGACCACATAAATGCTAGAATCTGCATTATCATATGTCGTACTTGTAAGTCTGGAATATGTCTTAATGGATTAACTTCTGCATCCATTATATGATTCCAACAATCATATACCCATTCTCTCATAGTTTTAGTCCTTTCTCTTTTGCAAATTTTTTATCTCTGGTATATATTATATCACAATAATTACACCTTGTAAAGCCTTCCTCGGGCAAACTATAATATACTTTAGGGTGGTCTAAGTCTTCACCCATACACCAAACTCTATCTTTTTCGGTGTATATAACTGTCTCAGGATAATCAGCCATTTGGATGATCCTTCATTATTTGTGATACCTTTGTGTTAGGTATGCAGTATATTTTTTCAATTTGATCCTCTGGAAATACTTTCGCCATATCGTAATGATATTTTCCCAAATTGTTATTTATATATTTTTTACATTCTTCTGTTGAATAAAAGTAAGGTTCGTAATAAACAAATAAATCTTTTTGTCTTTCTGTGCCATTCATATGAATCATTGCCATTACAATTACTACCATATAATACATTATCTTGTTTCCTCCTCAAAAGGTATACTAGCCAAATTTTTCATTTTAGCCTCTACCATAATATCGAAATTTTCACGGAAGGTTCCTGCCCATTCGTTGACGGCTGTGTTCCACATATAGTCACTATGGGCTCTGAGTTTTTGTTTGTTAAGGCCTTGCTCACACAAACTTGTGAAGTCTGGTTTGATATCTGTTCTATGTTCTGGTAAATGTTCTTCCCTTGAGACGGAATAGTGACACGTGGGCCGCACCCCACGCCAACTATCAATAACCCGCTTAACACGGTCATCATTCGCAGAAATGTATTCACCGTTACTATTACACCAATGGTGATGAATATCCAAAACAAGTGGAACGTGTTTCTCTAGTTCTAGGCAAGAATCGAGACCCCACGCATTTTCTTCGTTTTCGATTGTGATTGTGTTTCTTGCTTCCGGCGAGAGTTTTCCGAGGACGTTTTTGATGCCTTCTGGACCTTGTCTGCCTGAGATGTGTACATTGATTTTGAAGTCTTGAAACGACTTGCCGTAACCCATCCACCTTGCGATATCAACATGGTATTCAAACTCCTCTATGCTTTTCTTAACAACTTCTTCTCTATCAGATGCTAGAACACAAAATTGACCAGGATGCATTGACAAACGAACCTGATTGTTCCTTGCTTTAATCCCAATAGTATTTAGTTTATCTGCAACTTTTGACGTAATGTAATTTGTCTTTGATAAGTGACCAAAGTTAGGTTCTGTGTATGCAGGTAACATATCGCTACCAAGACGTAACATACGTTGGTTCATAGGTAAACTTGAAACGTAATCAACTAGATTTTCTGTTGCGTTTAGATTATGCTCAATAAGTTCGTAAACTTTTTCTTGTGCATTGTCATTGTTCTCACGTAACCATTTGATTGTGGTACCTCGAAAGTTAAGAGGCTGTTGAATCTCTTTGAGAACTTTCGGTTTTAAGTTTTGGTCATCGTGTAAATATTTACACGCAAATCCTACTCTTCCTGTCATTGTTTAATTCTATCATCTTTATATATAAAAAGCAACATTGATTCTACGTGGTCTTGCTTTTTTGGAACTACTACTGTTTTCTCAACATAAGGAACATAAGTTGACATACCAGAATACATACCATTCATTTCTTCAATACGTTTAAGACCTTTAAGCACTTTGCCCTTGATAGTCCAGTTGCCTTTTCCACACTCGTTATTAAGTAATCTAACTATTCCGTAAAATTGCTCACGTGTACTAAATTTAAACTTAAATTCGTGTGTTGGTTCTTGCATCAGATTTACTCCTTATAATGATAAATACATTATATTATAAACATAGAATAAAGTCAATGTTTTTTTAAAGGAATTATATTATGTCAGATTTAAGAAATTGGAAAAAAATCGTTGAAAATGCTATGCAGACCAACGAAAATGACCACGAGGACGTAAATCATACAGACCACGAGGTTAGTATGGCGAAATCCCAATTATTATCAAGTGTTAAGAGTGCAGTAAGAATAGCAAAACATCTAAAAGATACAAGCGAAACAGAAGGTCTTGAAGGTTGGGTTGCATCAAAACTTACATTATCAGAAGAATATTTACAAACTGTCGCAGATTATATGGACGGTGAAAAAGTACAAGAAGGATACAAAGTTCTACCTAAGATTGATAAAGAAAAATATCAATCACGTGATGGATTAGAAGGTCCTTTCTCAACTCTAAGTGGTAAAGTAGTTTACTACGATCCAAAAGAAGGCAAATACTACGACCCTGACACCGATATGTATATGTCTTATGAAGAATTCAAAAGTCTTGACAATGATTATTCCGATATGAAAACAGAAGAAGAACAAATAGATGAAGGTTATGAAACAACAATTATATCTGCATTACAAGATGAAGGTATAGAAGGTTTCTTTAACAAAGGTATTTTATACATTGATGGTGATGATTCTGAAATAGAAAGAGCAAAAGAAGTTGCAGATAGTGTAGTTAAAATTGCACCAGAAATTCAATCAGATAAAGAATACTATCAAATGGAAGGTGTCGAAAGACCAGTAGCATTAACAGAAGAACAATTTGATGAAGCCGCTGGTGAAAAAGATGCTTGTTATCACAAAGTTAAATCAAGATACAAAGTATGGCCTAGTGCATATGCATCTGGTGCCTTAGTTAAGTGTCGTAAAGTAGGCGCCGCAAATTGGGGCAATTCAAAGAAGAAGTAAAATGAAAATTACAGATATAGATAATAAACTTTTTGAAAAGTGCTGGAAAGGGTACGAGAAAAAAGGTATGAAAACTATGTTTGGTAAACGTGTTCCAAACTGTGTCAAAAAAGAAAGTGTCTTAGATGAAGATTATATCATAAGTCTAAAAGGCAAAGAAGTATCCAGACACAAAACAGAAGACGAGGCTAGGTCTGCTTGGCACAAACTACGTAAACAACACGGTACTGATGTAACAATCAAAAAAGAAAGTATCTTAGATGAAGATTTACGTGCTTGGTTTGGCAAAGGTAAAAAAGGTGGAGCAGGCGGTGGCGGTTGGGACCGTTACAATACAAAAGGCGAACGTATTGGTAAATGTGGTGACAGTAAACCAGGTGAAGGTAAACCAAAATGTCTATCAAAAGCAAGAGCGGCCTCACTTAGAGCAAGTGGTGGTAAGAAAGCAATCGCAAATGCAGTTAAAAGAAAAAGAAAAAATGATCCTAACAAAGATAGACGTGGTAAAGCAAAGAACGTAAACAATCACCCAAAGAAATAGGAACTGAGCAATGTTAGTAAAAGATATTATTAAAGAAGGTGCTAACTTTATGGGTTACTATAAAAAGGAAAGAGAAGAGGACGGTAAAAAACAAATTTACTGGACATTTCCTGATGATTTAGATAATGAAGAAACAGGTTATTATTCAAATGCAAGTGCAAGAGAAATCTTAGATGCATTAGGTTTTAATCCTGATTTTGAAGAATCTAGTCCGATTGAAATAGATAAGTTTATTAACATATCAACTGCTTGGTTAAAAAGCAACATAGGTAAACAAAGCCAAGAAATACCATCTCAAAGAGATGGAAATATGATTTCAGGTGGTAAACCAGAAGGTTGGATGAATAGACAAGTATTTGCTTTGAATAAAGAGGCTCGAGGTTGGAAGACAAAACACCCTGAGATAACTCACGTAGATTTTGCTTAGGAGATAACTATGATAAAGAATTTAAAAGATTTAATAATTTGTATTTTAGTCGCTGGTGTATTAGTACTATTGGGTGTAGTAATTATTGGTGACTATTACGTTGCATTACAAGAAAATCGTCCAGTGGACGAAAGTGTTATTACACTTATGAAAATGTCATTGACAGGACTTATAGGAATAATAGCAGGTTACATAGGAAGTAAATAATGGCAGATTTGATAATAGAGTCAGTTAGTACTAGAACTACACAGACTTGTTGTCAAAATTGCGGTCATACTTCACATTGTGGTGGACCTAAATATGCAACTGTAAAAGACTACGCAGTAGATGGTGGAGAGTATAGAGAGATTAAAATATGCGACCATTGTAGATGCGATAACTGTATTAAAGAAAGAGAAGAAAAATGGCAGAAGATAAAGACAACAAAGGCAGATTAGAAGTAGCAGTACGAATTTTAGGTAATGAATTAGTAGCATTAAAAATGATAGTAGATGATTTTAAAATTAAATGGCTAGTGTATGGCGTAATAACAATATGTGCATTAGGTTGGGCCGCGGCAAGTTTTGGTCCCCCACTAGTTGAAATGATGGGAAGCGAATAATGGGAAAGAAGAAGTCTAGAGAAAAATATGTATCAAAGGGTATAGTTGGAAGCCCGATGAAAAGTTCCACTAAACAGGATCCTGGTTATGCATTTAATAGATTAATGAACCAGAGAATTGCTTGGAAGGAAGGTCGTAATGTTGTTCTTACTATTCCTAATCCAAACGATAAAGAAACAAATAAACCTTTTATACGAAAGAATGCCCGTGAAGTTTGGGGAGACCCTCGTAGACAAGGTAGAACAATGTAAAGGAATTTATGGCGAGATATTCACCGAACACAGTGGCGTTCGAAAGAGGACCTAAAAAACGAACATCAATAGGACATTCTAATAGAAGTAGACCTAAAAACAAACATAAACGTAGAACTTGGAAAAAATACGTAGGACAAGGAAAATAAAATGAACGATTTAAGAAAATGGATTGACGCAATTACTCAGAAAGAAGAACCAGTAGTTGATGAAATTACACTTGAAGATGACCAAGACTTTCACGATGAGTTTGGTTTCTTAGCATTTTCAGAAGATGAAAATGATATGTTTGAAGCCGAATACCAAGGACGTGATGTTAAACTAAACAAGCCTATGCAAGGCGATGTAAAGAAATTCAAGGTGTATGTAAAGAATGACAAAGGAAACGTTGTCAAAGTTAACTTTGGTGATCCTAATATGAGAATCAAAAAGTCAAACCCTGCAAGAAGAAAATCTTTTAGGGCTCGACATAATTGTGATAATCCGGGACCAAAAACAAAAGCACGTTATTGGTCTTGTCGTAAGTGGTAATTTACATTAATTCAAAATGTGGGCCATCGATGAATGGTCTACGTCCCTGTGAACGCCTTAAATCAATATAGGCATCCATTGCATCTTGCATTGTTCCGTCCCATTCACGTAAATCGCTAATGTGCCAAGCGGCTCCCCATCTTACGGCAACGTCTTCTTCTTCTGCCGCAATTTTGAAAGCATCAGCAATATCATCATATAGTTTTAGTTCCCAAGAACCTCTACTTCCGATATAAGCCATAACATCAACTGCTAATCCATCTAAGTGTTTAGATTTCATTGTTTGTGATGCACCTTTAGCCACTAACTCTTTTTGTTCTTCGATAGTTCTTAAACCTTGGATTACTCCAAAGTCGATTTTTGAAACAGTAATAGCCGTCTTAACAACTCTTACCATTCTATCGTCTACGCCTTCTAATTTTGCTAGACTTCTTTTACTTAATTTAAAAGCCATTATTAGTCCTCCAATTTAACTTGACCTGATTCTGTGAGCCACTTTCTGTTCGCCAAATGTGCCTCTTTAATTTCTTCTTTACTTGCTCCAGTATATGGTACTGCGTGATGATTATCTAACATAATTTGTGTTAATGTTTTTGTTTCCTCAGTTTTTTCGTCCCATATTTTGAAGTCTCCTAAGATACGACCAAACTTTCCTGTCTTATCTTTCTGTGTAGTGATTATTTGTGATGATCCAACTGGCATCATAAAACGTACAAATTCTTTTGCCGCTAAACCAAATTTCTTTTCAACTAAATCACGTGTTCTTGATTCAGGAGTATCAATGCCTACAAGTCTGACTCTTTCTCTATGTCTCCATATTCCAAAGCCTAAATCGATATCTACATCAACTGTATCTCCATCTACAATTCTTAAAATTTTACACTTGTATTCAAACATTGTACTCTCCCAAATACTATTTTTTCTTCGTTGTTTTTCTAATTTTCTTTTTTGGTTTGTCTTCAACTAGACAACCTGGAAAGTTCTTTTCTGTTCCATCTGTTATTTTCTTACATAACTTATAAGGGAGAAAACCAAATAACTGTGGTATAAATGCGTGTACGATACCTATCAAACCCGCTACAATGGCTATACTGGCAAAATATAATGCCATATACCAATGTCTAAACCAACTAGCCTCTGCCTTTTGTAAATGATCCAGTTCTAATAACTTATCTTCCATATTATTTACCCTTGCCTTTCTTTTTCTTTTTTCCCCACTCACCTAGCATCCCGTGGTCTTCAATATATTCTAATCTTTTATTGAACGGGACTTCTTCTCCATCATCAATAATCTTATTGATGTTCTCTATATAACTTGTCATATAGTGGTCTGGTAGTTCTTTTCCTACTTCCCAAAATGAAAAATCTTCTCTTGCCGCGAATAACCAGAAACTGTTAACACCAAAGTTTAAACTATCTGGTTCTTCTAAATGACAAAACTTACCATGGTCTAATAGTTTAATTAATGTTCCACCGTGTGCATATCTATGTCTATGTGTACCTGCTGGTGGGACTAGTGCTACTATATCTGTTTCATTAACAACACGTGTAAGTTTAATTTTGCCACGCATACTTCTTATTCCGTGTGAGTCAGTTACTTTTGGTTGACCGTATGTAATACATTCTGATAACTTAAATCCTGCATAGTCTAAGTACCAACTTACAATAACTGCCTCAGCACCACCTAAACTATGACCTGTAACTGTTACACTCCAAGTCTTATCAAGTCTATTCATAATATCATCTGCTATCATTTCAGCAGTTCTATGAAAGCCTGTATGTAATTCTATCTGTAATCTAAAACTTTTGTCTTTAAAGAAATTTATATCTTGCATTGCATTGTGAGAGTTCTTTGTACCTCTAATAGATACGTAATATTTTTGTGCGGACTTATCTGTAATGATGCAATATTTTATTTCATTGATTTCATTTATGTAGATATCTTTGTCAATGCTTTTATATTTCTTTTTAATTGTATCGTTCTCTTTGTATATTGCTCCGGCCAATTCAGCATACCATTTAATCTTATTCCAATCTGGGTCTTTTTTATTTTTTACTGTCTCTTTAAATCTGCCTTCTAAGTTATACTTCTTAACTAACCATTTTCTTACTCTCTTCGCCAGTCGGGCAAGTATCCATCCTTGTATCACCCATTTAATGAAATATCTTATTAAAAATACCATCATAGTCCCTCTCCTAAAGTTATTAGATAACTACGACTATTTATCAGTATTTTCATTTATTCTGTTGGATACGTTCCTGTAGGTATAAATCTCCAGTCAGGTTTTGGAGTATAATCTTTCATTAATACAGATAATTCTGGAAATACTTGCGAGAAGTTCTCATTTCTAACTTCATCTAAATCATCTGTATATTCCCAAAACTTCCATACTTTGTTTTCCCAATCTTCTTGATTCATAAGATTGATATGATTTTCTACAAATGCATTAATTTTTTTTGCTAAATCTTCTGCACTTAAATGTTTTGTATAATGTCCGTTAGGTAAACTCTCTGTCCAAGCAACCATTTTATCTCGCCACGCATACCATATTTTTGTTATCTTTTCTTTAGAACGTTTTGGTATAGTTTTTATTGATAAGAAATCAGGACTATGCAATGGATGAATATTAAATGCTTCATCGTGCCATTGCCACAAATACTCATATTCATAATGACCTGCTTTTACTTTCCATTCAACATAATCAAGTATATGTAATATATTCATAACACTTAATGTTACTGAATCGTTTAATTTTACATTACGATTTTCTATTGCATACTTTTCTACTCTGTTTATATTTCGTAATATATGATCCCATTTTACAGGCGCTCTCATATATTCTAACTCAGGTCCCATTCCATCAATACTAAAGCCTATCCATAACTCTTTAAAATGAGACCAATAACCCAATACTTTTTCTGGAATATTTGTTAAGTTAGTGTCATACTGTAATATCATATTTTTAGCATCACCACTTTCTACACATTCTTCTAAGAATTTAAAGTGTCTATGAATCATCATTGGCTCACCACCAATTAAGTATAAATGGTCAATCTCTCCTTTTATAGCAGACATACTTTCCCAAAACTTGTCTGTTTCTGCCCAAGAAAAAGGATTAGGTGTTATATTATATTGTTTACCCTTTACGTGTTGTACAAAAATATCAAATGGTTTTTTACCACCTCTTACTCTTATTTTACCTTGGTCTCCCTTTTTCATCATCTTCATATAATCAGGTAACCAAGATGAACTAACAATAGGATTACAAATTCTACATTTTAGATTACATAAATTTCCTAATTGAATATCGTAATAAAAAGGTTTATGGTCTTGTGGGATTTCTCCTGTTTCTGGATTTGTTATTTTCTTTGCATCATCAAGTGAAAATTTATGAGACCATCTTTGTTCGTATAACTGTCTCATACTACGAACACCAGAATTTTCTTCATTCATACATCTAGTACAATTAGTATGCCACTTGCCTTGTAACATATCTAAACGTAATTGTTTACTTGTATCTGAATTCATTGCTCCTTTAATGCCATCTTTATAAACAGTATGCACATTACCATTAGTAAGCAATCTGCCTTTCTGTTCACCGTGACTCATCACACAACAACCTTTAAAAGTTCCGTCTGTTATTACGTGTATGTCGTGCCAGGGAGCAATACAAAAAGTTTTACTCATCACGTATAAAACCTTCTTCGTCTAATACGTGTTGATGTAACTTTGAATATTCTTCTTTATATTTTGGGTGATTTAAATAATACGATGGACCTCTACCATTTCTAACTGCAAATCTTACACTACCAGGAAACCCTTCTACGTCTCCTTCTTTTCTTGGCATAAAATGAATATGAGGCCACATTACAGATTGTCCTGCAGGTTCTCTCATATTCATTCCAAAATGATATCCATCTATCTTGCCTTCTTCTACAAGTTTCTCTCCATACTGAACAGTTGCTTGTAAGGCTATTGTTATAAATTTTGTATTGTTTTCTTTAGGTACAAAGAGTAAATGGCCATCGCAGACAGGCCACTTATCTTCGTATACTTTGTAATAAAAAGTATCTTCTATTGAGTTCTGTCCATTTCGTTCAAATGGTGTGTCTTCAAATTTTTCTATTTCCATACGTCTAATACCGGTAGTATTTTATTTATGACCCTAGCGGCTTTCCTTGAACTATCGTCAACAAAATCGTTAAAATCAAAGTGTGATTCATTACCTGCTAAATCACTTAATACTCTTACAATAACAAATGGTTTATGCCAATTACAACAAACTTGTGCAATCGCGGCACCTTCCATTTCTATTGCATCCGCTCTAAACTGTTCGTAAAACATTTGTCTAGTTTTACTACAAGCAAGATATGTATCTCCTGTTAATATTCTTCCAAATCTAACTTCATCTTTCAGAATATCACCTAGTTGTTTACGCATTTCTTTAGACATCTTATAAGATACATCTTCATTTTCATCTACCATACCAGGGAATACACCCGGTATAGCACTAATAAGTTGTCCATTGACTACTGCACCGTAGTCGTGTTGAATAAGTTGTTCAGCAACTAAAACGTCACCTATTTTATATTCTGGATTTACTCCACCTGCTACACCTGAAAATGCAATGCTATCACATCCGAAATGTCCTAAAAGTAATGCAGTTGTCATACTTGCATTAACTTTACCTATCCCACATTCTGCGGCAATAACTTTGACACCATTCATTGTACCAAATTGAAATATTTTATTGATGATTGTTTCTGTTTTGGGTTCATCGTCCCATTTTAATTTACCATATTCTTCTGGTATTGCTGATATTACCCCTACCGTCATTTTAGTTCCTAACTACTAATCCAATAAATCCATATTAACATTGGTACTATGATAGCGAATTGAGGTAAGAAGTTCAATAGTATTGCTTTTTCTTTCCATTTATACCCCACATAACACCAACCTGCGGCTCCACAAAGTTGCAAGATTGAGTTCCACGGAGTCAAACCGACTACGTGGAACATCATCGCAATTAAGATAGTAACTGCACTTGCATACTTTACGTATTTTACTAAGTCCATTCAAAGATTACTTTACAAGATTTTCTTTGAATACAGACTTAAGTCCTAATGCGTTAGTATTAAACTCAACAAGACCTCTTAGTGCATCTTCTGTAATAAATGTCATAAGAGTATCACGTTGAGCATTTCCGTCAGAACCGATTTTCCATTCATAATTACCAACTTTTTTAGCAATTACTTTTGTTGATTCTGGATCTGCCGCCATTTTTTCCATTGCCGCAATTAGTTCTGGTGCATTTGGATTACCTGCGTTAACCCATAATGCTTTTTGTAAACCATCACGGAATGATTTCACAAGTTTGTATGCATCATACATTTCACCACTTGGTGCTACACCCCATTTCGCTTCGAATAAAATTTCGAATTGAAATCCTGGATAGTTAGGATCATCTGCGTGTGAACCATCTGGTTGTAAAATACCGTGATGAAACCAAAGTTCTGCATTTTCATTTGGTCCTACGTGCTTTTTATAAGCCGCTGGATTTTCACGTGTACCTGTAAGTTCGCCTCTTTTGAAAGCAAGTCTACGTTCACCGCCACTCATTCCTGGAACCCAAGTTACGTGTTCTTTGAAACAAGCAGTATATTCTGCGATTGATTTATCTGGACCACAGATAAGCATTGTCATTGCAAATGCCTCTGGAACCATACCTGAACCTGCCGCAAATGATGGGTTTGTCATATCAGCGCCTTTTAATTTACCAGCGATAATATTCAAGTTCATCAATCCGATTGATTCATATTCAGCATAATTGTAGTCTACATTCTCTTGTAAGAATGCAACACCGTTACCACCGTGTGATACCATAATTACTTTGTCATCATCACGCATAGTGTTATGCCATTTGTTAAAACCAGGAATATCTCTTGCACCTGGATAATGTTTTAGAACAATCTTTTCACCTAAGTGTTTTTCTAATTGTCCTGCTACGATTTCACCCCATACAGAAGTTCCGCCACCGGGCTTCTGAGGGATAACCATAATGTATTCAGCGAATGCTGATGTTGTTAAGCCAAAAAATACGGCTAATGCTATTAATGTTTTTCTCATAGTTACTCTCCGTTTACGTTTATGAGTTTGTTTTTACGTCCTTCCTTAACAACTTTATGTGTTGTTTCGGTAGTCCATCCTGTTACTTGTAGCATAGGTCTATCGTTCCAACCCATATTACAAGTTGCGTGTGGAATATCTCTCCATTCCCAAGTTATACATTCACCTTTTTTCCATTGATGAAAGTATGTATTACCTAATGCAAAAACTTGACCGTGTTTCCAATCGTCTAACATAATTGCAAATCTTCGCATTAAGTGAGGATTTTTATCAGCCTCAATCTCGGTAAATGAATTACCACGTTCTTTGCGTCCTGCAAAATTATCAATGTGCCAATGCAACATTTGACCTGTTGTTTGGTTATGAAACTTTATTGCCGTTTCATTCATACCAAAATAGTTAGCAATACGTTGAAAGATAGGAATATCTTTCGCATTTGCCCTACTAAAAATCTGTGAGTCAGGATCTGCTCCTGCTTTTATTAAATCGTTTTGTTCTTGTGAGGCAGTATAGATTTCTGACTTTTGTTCTATGTTTCTATTTGCCCAAGTATTTGGTTTTACTCTACCTAAACACTCATCTATTTCATTTGACCAGTCTCCTTGAAAAGTACCAACATACTGAAAGTCTCTTTCGCCTGGTTCAAATTCATCAAAGTGCCATTGAGATTGTGATTTAGTAAATTCCCATCTACTATCACCCCATTTTTCATCATTCATTATGCATACTCCAATTTTCCTCGTCTAAATATTCCCCATATAAAAACGATTACTATTAATCCCATTAAACCTAAAAATATCGGTCTATCCATTAATTTGTCAAAACCATATAAGTTTAACATTTGTATTGATAAGCCTTCAATTCTATCTGAAAGAATGAAGCCCATTAACATTGCTGGTCTACTAAATTTCCATTTTCTACAAATAAGTCCCAATACTGTCATACCTGCCAATACTGCGTAATCTTCCCAACCACCTGTATATTGAACACAAGCCCAAATAATAAATGCTACAAGAATCGGAAAATAATATTTGTAAGGTACATAACTTATCATAGCAATATATCTAGTAAAAATCAAGCATAAAATTCCACAAAGTACAGTTGCCCACATAAATCCATAAAACAAACTATCAAAGAATTTTGTATCATATGCTAAGTCTGGTGTACCTAATTCAAAATCAAGATACATAAACAAGCCCATCAACACCGCGGCAAAACTTGCACCTGGTATACCGAATAAAACAGTTGGTATCATAGATGTAGCCTTTTGTGCATTATTAGATCCTTCTGGTCCAATAACACCTTTGATGTTACCATTACCAAACTTATCATTTGGATGGGCGGCTACTGTAGAACCATATGCTAACCAATCACTCATTGCTCCACCTAAGCCAGGAAGTAAACCAATAAATGCTCCTATAGCCCCACCTCGTAATGCGTCCCATTTATGTTTCCAAGTTGCTTTTGCACCATCAACTGTTTGTTGAAATAAGTTGTCCATTGGTACCGCAGAAATTTTATCACTTCTTCTTAAGCCTGCAATAATTTCTGGAAAAGCAAATAAACCTGCAACTACTGGCATAAGTTGTAATCCATCACCTAAGTATGCCCAACCTAATGTCCATCTATCTGCGTTTGTATATGGATCTGTACCAATATATCCTAAACAGAAACCTATTACAATAGCGATTAAACTTCTTACCCACCATTTGCTTGATATAAATCCAACACAAGCAAGTGCCAACATTGTGAATGCCCACAATTCAGGTATACCAAATATCATCATTAATTGTATGTACCAGGGCAATAATCCAAAAGTCAATGTACCCCAAATTAATCCATTTACTGTTGATGTTGTAACTGCCGCCGTAATGGCATAAGTTGCCTTACCTTGTTTTGCTAATGGGTATCCGTCTACCATAGTAGCCGCGGCTGAATTTGCTCCTGGTATTCCTAATAGTACACCAGTAAATGTATCACCAGTTGTACTGGCGGCAACAACTGCCATACAGAATATTACTCCTAAATATGGGTCTCCTGAAAAATATCCAATAAAAGAAAACAAAGCAACTAATCCTGTTGTTGCACCTGCACTTGGAATAATACCTACAACGAGACCATAAAATGTACCTGCTAATAGTACTAAAATTTGTTCTAACATATCTCTACTTTCTTTTCAAAACTGCCGTTGTTTACAACTTCAATAGTTTCTTTTGTAGTCCAACCTGTTATCTGTAACATAGGTCTATTATCCCAACCCATATTACTTGTACAGTGTGGAATATCACGCCAGTTCCAAGTTATACAATCGCCTTTGTTCCAACGATGCCAAACTTGATTTCCTAACATAAACACTTGTCCGTGTTTCCAATCATCTAGCATCACAACAAATCTTCTCATTGCGTCAGGATTTCTGTCTACTTTTATTTCTTTGAAACTATTGCCACGTTCTTTACGACCAGCAAAATTATCAATATGTAAATTAAGAGTTTGTCCAGGTCTTTGATTATGAAATTTAACTGATGGATCTTCTAGTTTTAAGTGACTAGCAATTTTTTGAAATATGGGAATATCGTCTGCTACCGCACGTTGAAATATTTCTTGTTTTGGATTTGCACCCGCTCTAAACAAGTCCATTTCTTCCGCACTTGCAGAATACATCGGTTTCTTATTTTCATCTGGATTTTTTGAGAAATAATTACGATTTGCCCAAGTACAATCAACAACACGTTTCATTGCTTTCTGTACAGAAAAATCCCAATCACCAATAAATTGGCAAATAGGCTGAAAGTCTTGTGTATCTGATTTAGTATCAAAATGCCATTGTGATTGTTCACGTGTATATAACCAACGTGAACCATTCCAGTTCTGGTATTTTCGATACCCTTGTTGGGATCGATTTGTCATTTTTGGTCCTTTTATAGGCTCTGAGCATTAACTGACTTATTTCAGCAAGTCGCTCTTTTTATAACGTACTTTTATTTATCAATTATGTACTAAGTTTATTTATCTTTTATCGAATCCCAACTAATTTCATACGTAATTGGATAATGACCTTGTGATATTTCTTTTGTATTTTCAGTATGCACCTTAATATCTTTTACTTTGATATCTGCATTAGAAATCATCTTGTCTAAATTTATCAATTTACCTGAGTTAGTTTTAAATGTAGGATAAGAATCTAGATATGATTTAAATCCATAGTCTCCAATCAGTTGATTTATTTCTTTATGATTTGGATCCATATGAAAATCACCTGCTATGATACTTGGTGTATCTTTCATTTCAGATAAAATATATTCTACATCTTTTAGTAAGTCGCTTTCTTGAACAGGAAATTCTCCTACGTTTTCAGGAAAACAAGGCAACATTGAAATTAAGTTAATTACACCAACGTTACATTTTAATGCATTGCAACCCTGCCAAGGATTACCTACTGCACGTATTAATTGTTCACTTGGTAAATCTATTGTTTCTATACTACCCAATGTTCCTCCTGGGCCTCTTGCTACTACTAAATTCAAATCGAAATTTGGTGGGACACTTTCGGTCATATGTACTCTATCTGCGACATTACAAAGTTCTTTTTGTTTATCTTTTGGAAATCTTTGTAGTAGATAATATTCTGCGTGACTTGAAACCTTTTCTAGTAAATCCCATCCAAGACGGAGGTTATCCGTGTTATATTGTAAAAATTTATGAAAATTCATTGTGAGTCTCCGGACGGTGCTTAATCTGCCTGTTCCAATGTTACCGTTAATGGGTAACCATGTGCCCTGCTTGTCCCGTGAGTCTCTTCCACCTTTTGTTCCGCTATTTCTAAATTATACATTCCGACTATTGCTTTTTGGTCTATATGAATTTTATTTGCTAAGTCGGCTGATGTTTGTTGGTCGTGATGATACAGTTCCATAAGTACTTTAACAACAAAGTCAATAGGTGTTTGGTCATCGTTATGCATAACAACATAATATCTTTTTGGTGTTGCTATTTTTATAGTCGATGCCGTATCAACTGATGTTACACTTTCATTTTGTGTTTGCATAATACTTACTTCCCACTGTATACTAATATTTATCTGTTTTTAAAGATAAAAAGGAGAGGCAATTTCTCGCCTCTCCTAATATTATATCAGAAACCTGATTAGGTTTCAAGTATTATTTGATGTCGATACTTCTAGGCTTTTTACCCTCTGGAACAATTCTTTCCATAGAGATTTTTAGAAGTCCATCTTTCAACTCTGCACCTCTTACTTCAACATCATCTGCGATAGTAAATGCTTTTGAGAAATATCTTTTTGCGATACCTCTATGAAGAACACCGTCTTCATCTTTACTTTCATCAGATTTCTTGATTGATTTTACAGTTAGTACATTATCAGCATAATCTACTGTAATGTCATCTTTTGAGTAACCAGCAAGTGCTAGTTCTACATCATAAGTAAAATCACCAGTCTTTACGATGTTGTATGGTGGAAAGTTTACTTGTGGTACTGAGAATACGTCTCCATCGAACATAGATTCGAAATGGTCAAACATATTGTCAAAGCCTACAGTTACAGGACGTAACTGGTTAAAAATTGATAGTGCGTTTCTTGTCATAATAATACTCCTTTTTTAAGCAAGTTAATTTATGTAGACCCTATCAAAGCAATCTACACTGTTATTTATGCATAAATTATGCATATACTATTAATATAATCATTTTTTTGGAAATGTCAAGTGCAAATACGTCTTTTTCTTAATAAAAGTTCAATTTTCTTTATTTTTCGTAGTGAAATCTCACGTTTAAAGCACCATATAGCGAATAAATCCATTGCACTCTCCCGGTTAAAGGTTTAAGTGCGTTCCTTCACATTATGCTACTTCCGGGCTATATTGCCTGAACGTACATATATTTATCATTTAACAGCCAATCATTTCACTCATTAAAACAATATCTTTTGCAGGTCCTATATCTCTTGGTAATCCGCCGTATTCTTTGATATAATGTTCCAAAACAGCCTTATACCAAAGTTGACTATTATGATGTGCTTTTTTATTGAATTGAGAAATACCGTGACTAGTACCGTCCATAGTTAATAAGGCTCTAGTACTCTCTTTTTGTAGTTCTCTTAATGTTAATTTATCTAAATCTATTGTCATTTTCTTTTCTTTGTGATAAATACTTGTACACAATTAATATTTATTCTAGGAGGCCACCTAATGATTAAAATAACTAAAGTTTTCTATCCGCATATTGTAAAGCAATATGATACGGTAGACCAAATTGTGTCAGAGAATAACTACACAGATTATGTAGCAATTCTAAAAAATTCTTTAACAAATGCTGGTGTTGATATTTCTGATGCATCAAACTTTCAGGAAGCATTAACAGAGGACAAATTTGAAGGTGTAACGACATTCGTATATCCTGATGAATCAACTAGAGATACAGTTGTTGCAGATATTGAATCTCAACTTGCATCTTTCAATGGTGCTCAACCAATTTTTGAAGAAGAAATTACTGACCACTTATTCTAATTATATAGTAAAGGGGAGAAATCCCCTTTATTATTTCCATTCATCCATTTTTTGTTTTCTTAACCAACGTTTACGTCCAGCATCACGTGCCTTTCGTTTAATCTCACTTGGTTTAACAAAAAATTTACGTTCCCTGACTTCTTGTATAATACCAGCCTCAGTTACTTTCTTTTTGAACTTACGCATTGCACGTTCAAATTGACCGTTCTTTACTTCAACTTGTATTCCAGACTTTCGAATACCAAAATCATTATTGCTATTCCAACGTCTTTTATTGTTTCTTTCGTTATTCATCTTTTACCAACATACCCATTATTCTATTCCCTGTTTGTTTCAGAGGTGCATCGAATTTGAAACCACTCAAATTCTCAGAGAATTGGGAATTGAAATTTTCTAGTACATCTGTGGATCTAGAATTTTCTCTGCCTCTCATTTGTATAGTTATTTTTACTTTATTGCCTTTGTCAATAAACTTTTGACATTGTTTCAGTTTCATCTTAAGGTCATTCTCACCTATGTTAGGTCTAAACTTAACTTCCTTAATATCTACTGAATTCTGTCTTGCCTGTTTTGCTCTATCCTTTTCTCGCTTTTTGATTTCGTAAGTATATTTATTTAAACTAATTATTTTTGCTACAGGCGGTTCTGCATTTGGTACGATTAAAATTAAATCTAATTGCTTTTCATCAGCAATATTTTGGGCTTCGTTTTTAGATAAAATCCCAAGTTGTTCGCCTTCGTCTGAAATCACTCTCAATTCGTTAGAACGTATCCTGTGATTTGAAATTACAAAAGGTTTATTACGTTCTTCTCTATGTCGTTTATTCATTTATATTTTTTGATGTCCCTGTTGATTTTGGTTCCTTAAATACCATTATTGGTTCTTTGTTGCTTTTAATAAAATCAGCCGTTATTTCTACAGATTGAAGACCTGCATTCTTTCGTAACTTAGGTAATGTAAATTGTATTTTTAATAATGATTTTTCTAATACACTACGTAGTCCTCTTGCTCCTGTTTTGTTTTCACTTGCCTGATTTGCTATTTCTTTGATTGCGTCTTTTGTGAAATTCAATTCTACGCCATCTAATTTGAAAATCTTTTTAAATTGTGCAACAAGATTATTTTTAGGTTCTGTTAAAATTCTTGTTAATTCGTCTTTTGTTAAATCATCTATTCCTACTAAGATAGGAAATCTTCCCATAAACTCTGGTATGATACCATACTTAATAACATCTTCTGCTAATACTTCTTTTGAAACTTGTATTTTATCTTCTTCAGGTGCTACTACATTTGCACCAAATCCAATTGATCCACTTGAGTTTAATCTTTTCTTAATGATGTTATCTAATCCAACAAAGGCTCCACCTACAATAAACAAAATTTTACTTGTATCAACTTCAAGCATATCAGCACCTGGGTGTTTACGACCACCTCCTGGTGGAACACGTACTACAGTACCTTCAACAATTTTTAGTAATGCTTGTTGAACACCTTCACCTGATACGTCTTTTGTTATTGAAACGTTTTCGCCTTTCTTTGCTTTTTTATCAATTTCGTCAATATAGATAATACCTTGTTCTGCTTTCTTAATATCAAAATCTGCATTCATTAATAATCTTTGAATTACATTTTCAACATCTTCACCAACATAACCACTTTCAGTTAATGTTGTTGCATCAACTTGTGCAAATGGTACTTCTAAAAATTTTGCGATTGTTTTACCTAGTAATGTTTTACCTGTTCCTGATGGACCAAGCATCATAACATTAGATTTTTCTAATTCTATATCGTTATCGTCTTCTGGTAAATTTACTCTTTTATAGTGATTATAAACGGCGACACTCAGGACTTCTTTTGCTTCCGCTTGTCCTATCACGTGTAAATCTAAAAATTCTTTGATTTCATCGGGAGTAGGAATGCCGCCGTCTAAATTTTTACCTATCTTGTCAGATTTTTTTCTTTCGTGTACGATTGAATGACAAAGGTCTATACACTCGTTACAAATGTAACTAGCCGGACCTGCAATCAAAGTTTTTATTTCATTCTTGTGTTTTCCACAAAACGAACAATGATAATCTTTTTTGTCTGACAATTTTTGTCTACTTTCTCTGTTTACTTGTAAAAGCCTTTGCCTAAATCATCTAGCCAGCCTTGGCCTTTCTTTTCCTTTTTAGTATTTATTTCTCTTTCTGCATCGTCTTTTATTTTCTTAAGAGTTTCTTCATCAGCATTCTCTATAAGATTTTTTAAGTCAACTTCTGCAGGATCTAAATGAACACCACTTGGATCTTCTGATTTAGTTTCTTCAACTTCCACAGTTTCGTTATCTTCCTTTTTCTCTATTTCATCTTTGACTACTTCATCAGATTCTTCAACTTCCTCTGAATCCGTGTCAATCTCTTTATTATCGCTTATTTCTTCTTCTTTGTCAAGCGGTTTCTTTTCATTTTTCGAAAAAAGAGATTCGAATATCTCTGCTTGTCGTCCAGAATGGTCGTTTCTATGAACAAAACTGTAATTGGCCGCAAGTAATAAGATAACTGCTAGTGGATCAAACACAAAAATAAAGACAATAATCAACCATCTTACTGCCGAATCTATAATAGAGGGATTGGTTTCACCATAAATCAGTTCAGCAATATATTTGATTGGTCCTACTTCGGCTTCAATCTCTCTGACTTTACTTTCTAATTCAAACTTTTCGTCAAGCCAGACTTCGATTTCTTCCTCAGCATTTCGTACTTTGATAGTTAGTTCTTCTATTTCAACTGTATTATCAATTTCTCCAACTGCATTCAAAGAGTTTCTTAATCTATTGATATTATCTTGTGCATTCTGTATTTCTCTGTCAGCCATAGTACGTAATCTTTTAATTTCTTCACGTGCTTGGTCAATAACATCTGTATCTACAGAATTACGAATATCTTCAATAATATTAATTAACTTTTCTTTTTCTTTTAGTTGGTCTTTTCTGAAATCTTCAACTGCATTTGCAGTACGATAACCATATCTACCATCTACCTTCGTACCAACAAGGGCCTGTAGTTTTTTAACATTATCCTTGTTATCTATACCATCAGTATAAGTTTCAAGTTTGTTTAATGTTTCATTGATACGATTTATTTGAAGTGTATATGATTGAACCTGGTCTTCTGTACCTTTTTGCTCATTTCTAATGATTTCCATTTGTTCATCAATCGCTGGCTGAATACGAGCATATGCATTATCCATACGTTGTTGTTCAGCATCGATTTGAGAATTGATATCACTAGATTCATTGTTAGACTCAGAATCGAGTTTGTCAATTTTTAATTCAGTTCTTTTTATTAAATTCTCGTTTCTTTCGATATCACTTATTATACGTTCTATCTTGGCACTACTAGCCTCTCCCTGTGCGGCTTGGTCTAAGTGTGCTTTAGATAAGAAACCAAAAATGCCCATACTTGTGATGAACATTAAAACAACAACTGCTATCGTTAGATATGTTTTTAATAAAAATGGAGCCCTCTTCCAATTACGGTAAACCCAAGAGGCGGCAACTAATTTACCGACTTCAAGTGAACCAGCCATTAATGCTACGGGCAATGCCGAGGCGGCAAAAATCGCCATAAGACCTATTATTGAGAACCAAGCCGCAATAAAGGCAATGGCAATAGCCGTAACAAAAGTGATAATTGGAAATACCATAGTTATTCTCCTTCGTTTTACAGAACCTCATCTGTATTTATCAAATTAACGAAGGAGAATTATACTATTAGTTAAGTGAAACTGTTTTGTTTAAGAATACTATTGTTCCAACTTTCCATTGTGATTTAGTTTGGAACGTGTATGTTTCACCATCAGTTGTTTGAAAAGTAGATTGATAACCTACAACTTTATCTGCAACTGTTTCGATGAATATTGTGCTACATTGTTGTACTTGTTTGTATCCAACAATGTTCTTATTGCCATTCTTTTTATTGGCCGCATCAGCACCGATGATAGCACCTAATACAGTGGCCGCATCGTTACCTTTACCTTTACCGAATTGATTACCGATAACACCACCAATAATAGCACCTGCTAATACATCACCTGTACTTGCATTATTTTGTGAATAGATTGGAACATCTACGACACTACATTGTTGCTCAGGAATTTTTTGTACTACTTGTTGTGTAATTGCAGTACTAGAAATAACTTCTGCTTGTACTCTCATAGTTTTGTTCTTATGATGTGCGTTTGCCATAGCAACACTTGAGAAAAGCATTACCATACCAGTTACTAATACAATTATTTTTTTCATTTTCATACGTCCTTTCTCAACGATTTATACTTTCAGTATACACGATTTTAATGGATTTGTCAAGTTTTTAGTAACTATGATGGTCACCGTGACGCCAGGCCCAAGGTGCAATTAACGCCATAATTGGTACGTTTTTGACTACCCCGCCCATATGTGGTAGTGTATTTTGTAGACTTCCCACGTGAAATGTGTATACAACAAAGGGAGAAACTACGAAAAACAACAACCTAGGGTCGATAATAAAAGCAATCATTACTAATAGACAATGATAATAAAAGAAGTTCTTATGTAATTTCTTTTGAAACTTGCTAGTTATCCAGTCTTTTAGCATTCTTGGATTGATACTTTGTGGTTCCCAATCTAAGAAATATACTCTTTTCCAACCTATGTGGTCTGGTGAATGTGGGTCTTTTTCTGTATCTGAATACTTGTGATGTTGTCTATGTGATGCAACAAAACTTAAAGGAGAACCCAATCCTGTTACTAATGTTAATAAAGCAAAAAACTTATTTTTTAATGTATCTTTATATCTCTTATGTGCAAAACCAAAATGCATTACATTTGATCCTACTTGCCAAGCCCATAGCATACTGGCAAAGAATATAATCAACGCATACCAGATATTAAAGCCATAAGCAAAAAGCCCTAACATCAAGAATACGTGATGGAATAATACTATTATTTGTCCTTTGTTCATCTAATTATTTATCAAGTGCCACTGCTGGACCAAATGATACTCTGGTAATTTATGCCATATAGGCATTTTAAAAGGTTCTACAGTTATTAAAGGGTCATCATTTATATACATTGTATTGTTATTCCATTTCAATGTCATAGCCTTCATAATAAGCAGTTCTGGTACTAATGATGCACTCTTTGGATTTATACCATATGAATGTATTTCCATTTGTTTATCATTTAATACTTGTAATTCTACTTTACCGAAACCTCCAAAAAATCTTTCATTATGTATTATACTATTTGGATCAAATGAATAATCGTAACTGTCACTAGCAAAAGGTTGTTTATATATATGTGGTTTAAAAAGTATTACATCTGTTTTACTATTTCTTATTATTGGTGAAGATATTTTTAATCTTGTTCTTCCAGGATGTATATTGAATTTAAAACCTTTTATAAAGTTAATAACTAAAGGAGTTCTCCAATACTTTATCTGTTCTACGTGTGTCCAATAACTTCCTGCATAAAAATAAAAGAATGCAAGTTCTTTAACTTTTGTTTTGTTCGTTACTTTATCAAATTTAATTTGTATATCTGTTTTATGTATATCATCAAAAGGCATTTCAAATATATTATGTATTTCTCTTATTGCCTCAAAATATGAAAGTACACTTTCATCATATTGATTTGCAGGTACTTCGTGGAATCTAAATCGTCTATTAATTTGTGATAAAGTTATATCTTTTATATGATAAATGTCTACGCCATTATTATTAACAAACCTTTCTAGTTTATTAATATTTTCTTTTGTAAAGGAATGTAAATCAAATTCAGTCCTTACTAAATTTTGAAATTCAATAAATCCTGCTATGTCGTATAATTCTTTTTGCCTCTTCGAAAACATAATGATATTTATATGGTTAACCCAGGACGAATCCTGGGCAACCGGTTTGAAAATTGTTACATTGAATACTAGAATGTTAATAGCAGGGTCTAGTACACCTATCCTTTATGTTAAAACAGCCTTACGTAAATATTAGTATTCTTATGTAATTATTTATCTTTTTAGTGTAATCCATTGGGTACAATTATATAGTGAATAGATAAAACTACACCAACACTTGCACCTAAACCAATCATCATCTTTATGAAGTCTCTAGTTACAAGAGGGAAAACAGTTCTAAACTTTTCTTTACCTGTCATTGTTGCCATTGCAAGTTCACGACCACAAAGTAAACCAACGAATACCCAAGTTGTTGACATTGGTATATCATTCAGTTCTTTGAAGAACCAAAGAATTAGAAAATATACACAATCAATTATTGTAGCACTTCTTACATAACGTGTATTATGTTTTTCAATTACGATGTTTTGTATTTTACCACCACCAGTATAAAATATATAACCTAAGCCAAATACAAATACTGCACTTACCATTACCATTAAATCGAATGGTATTTCTCTTGGTAAGAATACGGCAATGTTTGCCATATCGTGTGATAACCAAGTGAACCATAAAAAGCCAGTTGTTATCCACTGACCTACTCGCCAATATACTTTATGATTTTCAGCGACTGGTTTTGCTTCATCAAGTATTTTAGTAACACCAATCCAGATTACATATGCCGCCACGGCCGCAACTGCATAACCCATCATTGATTTGACTAGCATCTTCTCTAATACAAACGTACTAGCAAATGCACTTAGCACTAAGAAACTTGTACTTACTGGTACACCTATTCTTGTTAATACCAATAGTAAGCCTGGTGCGGCGGCGTGATACCATTGAATTTCTTGAAATGGAATTTTGTTCAATCGTCCGTAACTAATATCTCCACCATTAGTTGTCCAACCATACCACAAAGTATAAAGTAGTACCGCACTTGCGGCTCCCCACATTATCTTCCAATTAAATTTTTCGTTGTTTGATGCAATCCAAGTACCAAGAGTTTGTACTGAATCGTTTGCGATTACTGAATATGCGGCAAATAGAAAACCTAGTGCCATCCATAAAGTTAATGCGTCCATTTTTTATCTCTTTCTGCTTAACGTCTTTACCACGTTGCTCACAAAGTTAGACCAGGCTCGACTTGTGCCTGGCTGTAATACGATATTACAATCATTATTTATAATGTAACATAAAAAAGATATGAAATCAATACACTTTTTAATTGTATTGTGTATAACTTTTGAAACAAAATGATAAATAAAAACAACATCAAAAACGAATACCAAATTTTTTTTTGGCTATTATTTTTTTTTGGATAACAGAAAGGAAAAAAGAAAATGACGCAATTAATAAATCCTACAAAATTTACAAAAACAGTTGGCCTTTTAAGGTCATTTTTTTTGGATAAAGGTTTTGAAGAAGTACATACTCAAAACAGATTAAGTATATTGGCGGCTTGTGAAGATCCGTTCAATGTAGCAACATACAATTATGCAGGCCAAGTCTGGCCCCTTCCCCAAACAGGCCAAATGTGGTTAGAACACGAATTACTCTCAAAGCCCGATGCAAAGGGCTTTTTTTGTGTCTCCACGTCCTATAGACAAGAACCAAATGCAATTCCAGGTAGACACGATATAATCTTCCCTATGTTTGAATTTGAATTTCCAGGTGGATATGATGATTTGAAAAAGATGGAATATGAATTATGTGAATACTTAGAATTCCCTAAACCAGAAGAAAGAACATATGCAGACTGGCAAAAACATTTTGGTCTAGATGCAATGACAGAAATGGAAGCCGAACACGAAACTAAAATGTTTGAAGAATTCGGTGCTACAATGATTACAGACTTTCCTGAAATGACATCTCCGTTCTGGAATATGAGTAGACACGAAGGTGGTGCTACAAGTAAGAAGATAGATGTTATCTTAGGAGGTATGGAAACAATAGGTTCCGCGGAACGTTCTTGTGATAAAGAAATGATGCGTGATACTTTTCACACAATCACAAATGGTGAATATTCAGAATTGCTTTATAAACTATTCTCTAAAGAAAGAGTAGAGGCAGAATTAGAAAAGTTCTTAGAATTCGATTTCTTCCCAAGAGTTGGTGGTGGAATCGGTATGACAAGAATGATTTCTGCTTTAGATAAAAATTCGTAATATACTTGCTAGTTTAGGGTGATGGAATTGGTAGACATAGCGGACTGTTTATCCGTTGTAACATAGTTACGTGGAGGTTCGAATCCTCCCCCTAAAGCCAAGTATCTGAAATGAAATGGGAGAGAGGGTTGAAAATAAATGAAAATGAAAGTGAGTTTTTATATGGTATTTTCAACCCTCAACTTTACAGTTATGTGTAAAGTTAAAAATATAGCAAAGTAGGAGGGACTTGGTTTCACCCCCAACCCCTCGACTCAGATACCATTCTAAATCCAGGGAACCTAGTTCCGCTCGGTAGAGCGATGTGACCCTCGGTCGCTAGACTTTGAGCCTGGGTACCACCCCTAACTAGTCATCTTCGACCGTCTGGTAACAGCCTCTTCGATGCACTACAATATAAAGTTTATAACTCTTTATATGCTATGTTACTAATATAGCAAATTTGATTCGGTTTGTCAACACCTTTTTTAATTTTTTTTGAAATAAATTACTTCTACCCAATCTGTACGACCATTCATAGGGTTTTTGCTAACGTGAGCAATATCAAAAAGTTCGAAACCCAAGGGAATCAGGGTTTTTTCTAAATCATAGAAAGAACAACTTTTCTTGTACAAGTCATAGAAATTAAGTTCAGTTAGTATAATTCTTGTATTTTTAAGCGAATCTATACCGTTCTCTAATATCTCTGGTTCGGCTCCTTGAGCATCCATTTTGATTATATCTATATGTTGTATATTGTGTTCTTTTGTGAAACTATCTAAAGTTCTTACATTTACTTGTATTTTACTAGATTCTAAGAAATCTTTATGACCAGGTTCTGGTCTGTTTACTGCAATACTATCTCTGCTATTTTCATTAAGTTCATAGAAACTGCTTAACATTGGTTGATGTTTGCTTACATTAAACTCTTGTGTTCCGTCTTTTGAACCAAGTGCTATATTATAAGTATGTACTGATTTCCAAAAGTCTGACCAAAACGTGAGTTTTTCATATGCGTCTGGTAAAGGTTCGAAACTATGTATTGTAGACTTAGGCCAAACTTTCTTTAGTTTCTCTATTGTTTGTCCTATATTTGCGCCAATATCAAATATTACCGGGCTATCCGTTCCAACCAAATTTTGTATAACTTTATCTTGATTAAAAGTATCTAAGTAATCTTTTGTTCGTTGATTGCTATCTTTATACATTATACGATTACTGACCTATCTCTCCAAGTTTCATCAACATAATTTACGATAATACTAACTCTATCATTTAACAGTGGTTTTAGTCCGTGCAATTCTGTTCCTGTATTAGCGAAAAACCAACCTGAGTTCTTTTTAGCAGGTGTATTTGTTTTCATAAAACTTGTACTTGTATCTGTATCTGATAGATATATTTGTAATGTAAATAGTTTTGCTTTATCGTCAAAATGATTATGTAACCAACTTCCTTTAGCATCTTTACAAAGTTCAATTCTTGTACCTAATTTAGTAAAGTCTTTTCCACATTCATCACTAAATTTTTGTTTAACATAATTGCTATCAAAAAATATACATACTTCTTTAAATGCAGGATAGTCATAATGGTTCATCCAAATTCGTTTTCCAGTCTTATCAGTTCTCATACCAGCCATTGGTACATATGGTAAATGTTCTGATTGTTTTAAAATTTCGTCTGCCAACTTACCTTCTAAGAATACCTCATCTACTGTCCAGACAGGATATCCAAAGTCTTTCTTTTCAAAATTCATAGTGTTAACTCCCAACTACCTTTATTTCTTTCTAGTACTTTTCTACCGTCTACTGTCACAACTTCTTTTTCTTTTTTATACGTTCTTGGAGGATTATATAATCTAGGATCTGCTAGTTCATCAGGTATTGGATTTTTACCTAAAAGTTCTCTATACATTACTCCATCTTTATTACCAGATAATTTATGAATTTGTCTTGGACTATTATCTATGCCCGTATGCCCAAACAAATATCTTTTTTCTTTAACATCAATAAATGTTTCATCTGGTGTGATGATATTTATATGTTTAAAATCATCTTGTACTTTTCCATTTGTATAATCAAATATTATACAATCAACATCTTCTTTGTAAACATTACCAAATAATAATCTAGTATATCCTGGATGTAATGCAAAATTACTGTTTCCAAAATAATGAAAACAAAGAGGATCTAATATTGGATATCCTGCTCTGAAAGTTTCAAGTATAAAATCAAATGCATTGATTTTAACACTACGGTCAGCACCTACTTCATTGCTTTTTACTATATCTGATTTTCTGAAAAGTTTGTCTACTTGTTTTTGCAGTTCAAATGACACGTAATTATCATAATCACTAGTTCTTAATAAATCATTAACTACTGTACTAATTGGTGCTTTATATACAAAAGTTTTAGTTTTAGAAACATCATCTGCTTGTTTAGTCAAAGTAAGAAAGTTAACCCAACCTTCTAGTGGAAGACTACTATATTCTCTGCCCCAACTAAGACCTATGTACTTCTGCTTAATCATATTCGTCTAGTAAATTTTCTTTACTTTCCGCATATCCTTTTGATGGATTCATTGCATCTGCATTTGGTAGTGGGTCTTTTTGTTCAGTAATTACAGGCCATTCTTCTGACCATTTCTTATTGATATCGTAAAGTCTTTGTGTGAATTTTGGGGAAGTATCAGGAATGATTGCATCTGCTGGACATTCTGGTTCACATACTCCACAATCGATGCATTCATCTGGATTGATAACAAGCATATTATCACCTTCGTAGAAACAATCTACGGGACATACCTCAACACAATCTGTGTATTTACATTTGATACAATCCTGTGTTACTACATATGTCATCAATCACCCGAAATAAAAGTGCAACTAGTTCTGTTGCCAGGTCAGTTGCCAACCCCGAATGATTAAGCCGCTAAGGCTAAATCTTCATTTGCAAAATTATCGTTTGCATTTATAGTTTTTGACCGAATAACGTAGGTCACCACGGATAACTCCACTTCGCTTTCATACCTGTCGATCCTAGTTCGGCCCCGCCGAAACGCACTGAGTTTAAATAACAATAGTCAAGCCTTCTACAACCTCTATGACTCAATGTATTTTGGTGGAGCCGCTGGGTACTGCCCCCAGGTCCAGTATATGTCTACGTTGCTTCAACGTTAACATACTATATTTATACACTATAGCAACGTGTTTGTCAACAAATTAAAATGTAATTTTTAATCCTACAGTTGACTCAGTTCTGACAAATTCTGTATCAAAGTCATTCTTTATATACAAAGTTGCTTGGTCAGATAATGAATGACTAAAGTTCAACATTGTTTTGTTCAGAGCAATAAAATCTTGACCTGATTTGTCAATGTCCCATAACCCACCTGCTGAAATATCAATTCCTGCCAATGATTTAGTTCCCATTAGTTCGCCAGTGTTTGCATTGGCTTCTGTTTGTCTCTCAAGAGTTAATGCCCAAGAGATATCGTTTGTTTCTTCTGCCACTACGGCACCAGAAAAGAAGACTGCTACTAGCAGTCCGATTATGCTTATTTTTTTCATAAAGTCCTCCTTTATCACTTGTTTAAAGTACCAAGTGAATTGTTGATTATAGCATAGGTTGTATTTGAAGTCAAATCAAAATGTCTATTGATTTTCCGTCGGGTATCTGCGATATTTTATTTACAAATTTTCCATTCCTATCGTAGATTTCAAGTAGAGCCTCCTGTACTCTATCTTGTCTTTCATTGTATGCCTTTAAGGCATCGTTTGAAACTTGTTTGATTTTATTGTGGTACTCTATTGTCCTCTGTTTATTTATATAATATTCGTGTAAACGTTCTTGTTGTATAATCATATTAAGATTATGATTTGTTATGCTAGAAGTCATATTCAATTCCATTTATAGTATAGGTTTTTCCATTGAAACCTTTATCCATCTTTTCTTTATCAGTAAGTTTATCACCATCTATTCTTTGTCTGTGATTAAACTTCTTTTTAATTTCTTTCTTTTCTTCTTGCTTTTCTTCTTTCTTAAAAATCTTAAAAATATTACCCACTGACATAAGGACTCCCATCTTTAAATTTTGCATAAAAGTTTTTTTGTGCGTGTAATCTACCTAACACTTCTTGTATCTCAATCATTTCTTGTTTTAATTGTGGAGAAGTTTCGCCTTGTGCTATAGCCATTCCCCTACGTCCTGCTTTGGCTCGTAGTGCGTGTTCAATGATTTCTACATCACGTATTGATAACTTAAATGTCGTATTAGGTTTCGTCATTTTGGCCACCATTATCCTGTATCATTTTCTTCTCCATTTCTTCTCTGATATCTAATACTTTTTCTTCTGAGATGATTTTGATTATTGTTTCTGTAAGGTCTTTTTCTCTACGTAGCCAGTAGAGTTTTTCTTCGATTGCTTTTAGTTCTCTTTCGTAATATGCTATTTCTTTTTCTTTGCGTTTGCTTTGGTCTAAAAATTCTGATAGCAATATAAGTCTTGGTGTTTTATCATTCTTTTCCAATTAGGGCCTCGTATGCTTCTTCAAATCCTTCTTCGTAAATATCTAAACACCCTGATTCATTATTCCATAATCTTCTAAAATATGAATCGTGCATTTTGATTATTTCTTCTTCGCTCCAAATATGACACCCTAAATGGCCCTTTACGAGCCAAAAGAGTCTGTATGCTTCTTTCCTGAATTCGTCAGTCATCAGGGTGCCATTATCCCTTAGTTAGTGTTTACTCTGATTTCCAGATAGTCCAGGCTCCCCAAGCGATAGCCAATCCTGCCGCTATTTTTGCCAATGGTGCCATAAATAAAATCATAAGACCTAAGGCGATACATACTGCACCGTCCCAAGTTGTTCTTTCTTTACTTCTGTCTTTAATCCATTTAATCATAGTATTCTCCTTTCAGGGAGTTGTTTCCCTCTAATATTTATGTGTATTGTTTACTAGTTTGTGAGTTAAACTACGTAGTTTTCTAATAATTTTGCTAGTTCTATGTGCGATTCTCTTGAATAATGACCGTCTGGCCTACCTTCATCATCTAAGTATGGTGATAAATGTACTCTATCTTTTGGTCTTTTGTCTATACCTTTTTCTAGTGCTTTTTTGTTTAAGTATTCTTCTATTGTGTTACATCCTGTTTTTGCTCTTAACTTTTTCAAATTCAGATAGTTTATAATTGTGATATCATTATCGATGTTGTCCATATATGATTCAAAATCACCTGTGATACTTCCTATATATTCACTTGCTACAAACCCTATACCATCTCCAAATTTATATCTGTGTCTGTGTTTTCTTAATCTATAATCTGTTATATCGTATGCACTAAAAACAAAATTTTTTAATTTTTTTAGATAAAAATAATCTTGTAATTTTCTTTTAAATAAAAAATAATCATAGTGTAAAGTTATATCGTTTTTAATAATAGTATAATAGTCATCTAAAAATTTTCTGTTATCATTAAATGGTCCAAAATTATATCCAAAAGATTGTGACCTATATGTTTTCATTCTTTTATCATAATCAAAATAAGAACCTCTCTGAGGATCTCCTATACTGAATAAAACAAATATATTTTCATTGGGATTTAAATCTACATATCTTCTCATAATATGATATAACCAGTCATTTGATATTCCTGGACTACCAAGATTTACTGTCTTTTTAAAATATTTTGATAGAAAATGAGTATAGCAATTATTATTACAATTCTCTACCCAAGTTTTTCTACCTCTAAAATTATGAAGATGTCCATTTATTGGATCTTCTTTATTATGAGGTGGAACAGTTCCTTGACCGAAAGTAAAACTATCGCCTAAACTAAGTAAAGTGTATTCTTTGAGATTAATTGTCATTCTGAGTATGAGCCTGTAGATTCTTTATTTTTTCTCTACGTAATGCATTCGCTTTTTGCCATACACTTGTTTTAACTCTTTTGTCAAAAGTCATACCATCTAAATGGTCTGTTTCGTGTTGTACTGCTTGTGCCCAAACTCCTGTGAATAATCTAGTATCTGTTTCGCCTTTTAGATTAGTAAATGTACAATGTACTTCATTAAATCTTTCTACTTGCATTTCTAAGTGAGGAAAACTTAAACAACCTTCTTGAAACAATTCTAATTTTGCAGTTTGTGTTCTTTCCCAACTTGGATTTATACATACAACATAACCTGTACTTTCGTGTCCTATAACAAATATTCTTTCCATTACACCAAGTTGTGGTGCCGCCAATCCAATACCATCGTGCTTTTTCATAACCATAATCATATTATAAACTAGGTCTTCTGTATTTTTTGTTATTTTATGTTTATTGTGGACTATAGTTCTTAGTCTTTTGTCATCTTCTGGTATAAGTTCATATTTCATCATAAGTCTATTTATAACCTCTGTATTTTAGATATAATTGTCCCTATTAGACTACTCAATCCATTTCGTCTTTGAGGAGTTATTAATTGTTGTATTCCTAACTTTTGAAAATCTTCTTCTGTTATTTTCTTTGCATCTGCAATACTTTGATTTGAAAAGCAATCACAAACAATACTAGTAATACCTTTAGTAATCATTGCATCACTATCATAATATACTTGCACTTGCTCATCTACTACACCTACTTCTACCCATATTTTACTTAAACAACCACCTATAAGTCTATCATCACTTCTAAGTTCGTAAGGCAAAGTAGTCTTATTTCTTGCTAGTTCAACCAGGTAAGTAAGGCGTTCAGTACCGTCGCCCATCATACTTAGGTTTTCTGCCCATTCTTCTATCTTCATCACACACCAAAATATAGTTTAACTAATCCCATTGCTAATAAAGTAGTCAATGTGCCATTTAATAATATTAATGCTCTATCGTGCCAAAGCATACCTACCCAGAACCATCCGGCAGTTCCAAAGATACTGAACCACATATCATATTCGTGTAATCCTATACTTCTATAAACTACTGCCATCAAAATTAAAAAACTTGACGCCCACTTTACATACCAAGACAAATCACCTTTAGGAGTGACTTTCTTAAATACTCTAGTAGAGTTTAGTTCTTTAATCTTCTCGTCTAATTTTTTGTACACTTCGTTCATCTAATTGTTTTCTTTCATATTCAAATGCTTTAGATAATATAACCCAAAACACTATTGTCACGACCATTCCGCATCCTAACAATCCTAATCCTGATATTATTGTCATT